ATGGAAGCAACAATTACATTGCTTCTTCTACTTATTCTGGAAGTCCTTATGGAGTTTATCTTGCATTTAAAGATGGCTCTGGAACTTGGCATCAATGTCCAATTAATTTTGCTTAATATAATTTATGGCTGACCCTACACCAAATTCTAATCCTGCACCTGTTAAAGTAATTCCAAAGCCAGTACCCCCTCCTGCACCTACTGGTCCATATTCATATTCTATTGCTGCTGGCAAAACAGTTGTGCTTGTAAACGACAAAAATGTTGTTACTATGGTAAATAGTCCAGTTAAAGATATTCGCATCTTTACCCAATGGAGCGTAAATACGTACGCTGACCAAGCAACTGCTATGGCAGACATTACTGCAAAGGGCTGGACTTATACACCACCTTCTCCCACTAAATAACATGATTATCTCGATTATCGCTTCGTTTGTTCTTGGTTTTATTACTGGTGCATTGATTTTCCGAAACAATGCTACTAAGGTTAATACTGCCATTTCCAACGCAGAAACTAAGGTAGAAAACGTAGTTACTGAAATTAAGAAGTAATGCCTGTCCAATGGCTTAAAGATGGAGATTTGTCGTTCATTGGCTTAAACAGCCGTGACAATCCTGCCGCTTTGCCACAAGGATACGTTAGTCAATCCCAGAACTTTAGATTTGATAGAGGTGTAGCCGCTTCTAGATTAGGACTTAAAAGATGTACTAGTCCTGCTCTTGTAGGGCAGACAGTCTATGGTTCTGGGTTTTTTGTTGATGATGATGGTCAAGAACACATCATTGTAATTGTTACAGATGGTTTATACCATTATAACCCACAAAATCAGGAATTATCTGCTAAGGTTAATTTTCCAACTGGGGAAATTATTACAACTGGTGATGGTTGTGATGTAGTTCAAGCCAGAAATAAAGTGTTTATTACAAGAGGATATACAAAGCGTCCTCTTATGTGGGATTTAAATGTAACGATTGTTGCATTAAGCACATCTCCAAGCGGTTATGCACAGCAATTTCCAAATTGTTCACAATTGATTTATTATTGCAACCGATTGTTTGCCCAAGGTGCTTATTATTCTAGCACAAACCCATTAGATAACAATTATACAGTCTGCGTATCTAATTACCTTGATGAAACGCAATGGGATGTTTTAGACGCATTTACAATCAATAACGGTGGTAATGACCATTGTACAGCAATGGCTACATGGACAACCAACTGGATTACCATCTTTATGCGTAACAGCATCTACCAGTTAGGTGTTGGCTACGGCAGACAGGCAGTTTCAGCCCCTTTGCCAACTGATACATCATTACAGTCACTTGTTACAGATATCGGCTGTATTGCAAAAAGAAGCGTCATTTCTGCTAATGGTGGTATTATTTTCCTATCTGATAATGGTGTTTATGCTTTAAACCCTTTAAGTGGTATTGGCACTAATGATTCGGTAAAGTTGATGAGTACGTCTCAATCTTTATCTGCTCCAATTCATGACGTAATCCTTAGAATCAATAAAACTTATGCTTATCGTGCCGTTGCTACCTATTGGAATCATAGATATTATCTTGCTGTTCCTCTGGACGATAGCACAGTTAATAACGCTATTCTTGTATATAATTTTACAAACCAAGCGTGGGAGTCTGTTGATACTTACCCTGCTGGTTTTGATGCGTTTAATTTTATAATCGCTAAAGTCGATAATAAGCGAGAAATCTTTGCGATTGATACAAATCAAGGGATTTTTATGATGGAACAGAATCCATACGATGAATTTGGTGCTTCTACTGGTATTCCTATTCTTCCATTTTATATTCCTAGCATTTTATCGCCATCTGCGTTCCAAACTAATCAAATCAATTCAGTATTGACAACTAGGAAATATACCCTAGGAAATTACCAAGATAAGCGGTTTTCTAGTTGCGAAATAGATTATCTATTCCAATCAGGTTCTGCGGTTGATGTTTATGCTATTGTGTCAAACCCTGATGCAACAGATAAACTTGAGTCTTATGGAAGTGCGTTAAATAATGATGAAACACGCAGAAATCCAATTAGAAAATTTGGGACTGGAATTCAATTACAATTCGTAACAAAATCTTTAACACCTTACATTAGGGCTATCTTTATTCATGCCTCACAAACTGTAAGAAATATCATTTCAAAGAAATAACATGGCACAAATTAACAAAGGCGATACTTTTGCTGACGGACAACAAGTTACTGGAGCAAGACTTAATCAATTATTAGACTCTGCAACGTTGTTGGCTGGGGCTATTACGTCTCAACCACAAGTTGCTACTAATGCTTTAGCGGCTGGAGATTATGTACTTGTAACGCAAGGCGGTGTACTTTCTAAGGCATTAATTTCCGACTTATTAACATCAACTGGAATTGGTGTTATTAACTTATTCAGTATTAATCAAATTAATGGTCAAGTTGGAAGTTCTGCTAATTTGCAAATTGGTAGTCTTGGTGTTATTTGTAATTTAAGTACTTATGGTAGTTATACCCAATGGTCATCTACTACAAATACTAATCCAATGGTTGGAGACTATCAAGTTTCTTTAAATGAAAATGCTTTAGTTTCTGGTGCTAAATCTAGTTTTTTGTGCAATTACGCTGGTTTATTTAATATTCCTAATGCAGACGCAAGATTTGCAACAAGTCTTACAATTCCAGTTGGCACTACTGGTGCTAGACCTAGTTCTCCATTAACAGGAAACATTAGATACAACACGGATTTGGCAACTGTTGAGTTATATGACGGCTCAACGTGGATTAACTCTATTCCACCAAGAACGTACATTAAACGTGGAATTACAACTGGTGCGACAGGTGCTGGCGTAGAAAATCTTATCTATCAAACTCCTACTATTCCAACGATTCCATCTATGGAAACTTGGACATATAAAGTAGAAGTATTTGTGTCGGCTGGTTATACTACTGGTAGCACACGTCCAGATGGTACTGTTCCATTTTTAAACGTTTATAAAAATTCTTCGTTACAAACTAAGATTCAAGCCACAACTAATGATTACGGCTCGTTTAATACTACCTATATTTATTCTTTTACGGCTTCTTCTGGGGACGTATGGGCATTTAAACACTACGCTGGAAGTACTTTAATTTCAGAGCCTTCTTACGTTGTTACCTTAAACAAGGTTCAAACTGCTACTATTTCTGACGCATCAACTTGCATCTAATGAATATTTTTGACCTAATCAATTTCATTCGTAACGAGCGAAACAAGTCAAAAAGACCTGTTTTTCAGTTATTTGATGGATTAGAGTTAAAAGTTTTCTTAACTTGGGCTGATACATTTAAATATCTTTTTGTAAATTTTAACGACAAAAAGCAAGTTGATGGCGTATTAATTACTTATCCTATTAATGAAGAATACAAAGGCGATGCAGATATGTTTTTCAAGTACTCAAAAATCGTGCCATTTAATGAAGAATTTAAACACGAATATTTTGTGGCTGAGATTCTTGCAACGAATCACCAAGCCAGAGTAGGCTTAATTAAGTCTGCTTTAATAAGATTTCCAGAATTAAAGACCAACAATGTGTGGTCCACTCAATACGGCAGAGTGAAAAAAGTGCCTAACAAACTAATTACAAATTTAACAAAATAATACTATGGGCGGAAAATCTGTTCAAACACCTACACCTAGAGACTATCTTGGAGAAATGCAAGGTGCATTAAATGCACAAGCAGGAATTCAAAATCAATTACTTGGCTTACAAGGTCAATATATGCCTCAATACCAGCAACTCATGCAGACTGGTATGCAAGGTCAATTAGGGGTTACTAACAATTTATTTGGTACTGCTATTGGTCAATCTGCTGGATTGCAACAACAGCAATACAATGCCAACGCTGGTTTATATAATCAGATTGGTGCTGGCTCGGCTAATGCTTATAATAGTATGCTTGGTGCTGGTGGTGCTAATTTAATGGCATCCCAAACTGGTGCGGCTAATCAAGCATTGGCTCAAGGGTCTAATCTTAGTCCACAAGGAATTCAAGCGGCTCAACAATCGGCTAGAGCGGCTATGGCTGGTAGGGGTCTTGATTACAGCAATAATCAAGGTATTGCTCAAGAAGTATTTAATAACTATGCTTTAGGTCAGCAACAACTTGCTAGTAATCGTGCTTATGCTGGTCAAGTTGCTGGTCAAAACCTTCAACAAGCCAATTCTGCTTATAGTTCATTCGGTCAGCCTCAAATTGCATCCATGCAAGGTCTTAATGCAAGCAATTTACTAGGTCAATCATACAGTATGTATCAGAATCCTACGGCTGGTATGCTCTTTAATCCTGAATCGCAATATAACTCTCAACTTATTTCTGCTAACCAACAAAATGCAATGCAAGCACAAATTGCAAATGCACAATCAAGTGCTGGTTTAACAAGTGGATTGCTTGGAATGACTGGACAACTTGGTGGTGCTATTGGAAGTTACATGGGAAGCAGTTCTATTGCTGATGCACTTATGTTTGCAGCATAATAAAATTTATGTCTTTATTTCAACAATACACAAATGGTGTTCAACCTGTAACTGGAGTTTCAGAAGCAGGTGCTAACATTGGTAAGATGTACCAACAAGGTCTTACAAACTTTGGACTAGGCATTGCAGGTGGCGTTAAAGATTATAGCAATGACATGGTGGAAGCCACAAAAGAATACGTTAAAAACAAACGTATGTCTGATTCTGCTGATGCTGAAAATCAAGGATTATTAACAACTGCTCAATCTTATGCTAATTTAGCAAAAAATAATCCAGATTTAGCACCTTGGGCAGATTCTTTACAGCAACATATGTTAAACCATCAAGATTTTAACAAAAAAGGTCTTGGTGCAAAACTTACATCTAATGCTGAATTGAAAGATTTTTTAGGTCGTTTTGATGATTTTAATAAACAACAACAAGTTGTTAATGCTGATAGAAATTTTTCTCAATCAGCACCATTAATGGCTCAGTCTGTAAAATCTCAACTTAATGCTAATTTAAATTCACTTCAAGGAATTCAAGGTACTGAACAGCAACAAGACGTTATTAAAAAGCATCTTGGAATGTTAGATGGAATTGAAAATCTTCCAACTTCTCAACAAAGAATAATTCTTGGTCTTACATCTAATGTAGCAAATAATTTTAATGCAAATCTTACAACAAGCCAAGCAACAAATGGTTTATTGCAAAATCAACAAAATACAGACGAATTATTATCTCAACATAAGAAAAATTTACAACAAATTCAAGATAGTAATCCTAAAAACGAATCATGGAAATACATTAATGATGCGGCTAGCGATTTAATCAATAAAATTGACAAAGCAAAAACACCATCCGAAAAAACTTCGGTTTTGCAAGGCGTTGGTGCTTTTATGACTACTTATCCAGCGTTAAATCAATTGGCTGGTCAAACTGAACAAAGAAGAACTTATAGCGATATTATTTCTGGGTTAAATGACAAGAATTTAACATCAACTATTTCTCAAAAACCTGCAATGACGGAATTTAATTCATTTAATTCTAGTCAAACTCCACAAGAGTATTTTAATGCAACTGAAAAACAAGCAGAATCTATTTCTAATTTATTGCAAAAATCACATGGACAACCTGTAAATAAAGATGAATTAGTTAGAAACATTATTAATTCTAATATTAATTCTTTGGAAAAAAGCGGGATGCCAGCAGAACAAGTAAGTAGATTTATTAGTGCTGCAAATGCTTATGACAGAACTAAACAACATTATGCAAATGGAGAAGAACAAGACCCAACAGATGAGTCTATTTTAAATAATCCATTAAATGAAAAACTTGCTGAATATGGTGGAAAATTACCTGCTGGAACTACAAATCAGCCATTAAGCAATATAATGCTTCCTCCTCATAAATATAATGTTGGAACAATGGAAGGTCGTGCTAATTTAGATGAAAATGAGATTAAAAACAATGTAATTAACGCAATTAAAGCCAAAAATAATGGCGAATTACCACCTTCTTTTGCGTCTAATTGGGCGGCTTTATTCCCAGAATCTCAATTCCATACTGTTACTGCTCCAAATGGTGCTACGTTGGTATATGAACCAAAAGACCAATCTTGGAAAGAAATTAATCCTCCTAATGCTGAAATTCAAAATAAAATCAAAAATTCTCAGTTTTATGAAAAAGATGACCAAGGAAATGTACAAAGAGACAAAAATGGAAATGCTATTGGAGAACGCCTTGGAGGTCAAAATAGTCCTTATGTTGCTTATGGAACTTATACAGGAAAAGATAGTGAAAAAACTAGGGCTGATTTAAATGGTATGGCTGATGCTATTAAAACCATTAATAGATTGAAAGAGATTACTAATATGCAAGGAAAGTCCTTATCTCCAGAAATTAGAGCAGAAGCACAAAATTTAGCCGTTCATTTACAATCTGTTGCAAGAAATGCATATTTTCCATCTGGACGTGTTGCTGAATGGGAACAATCTAGAATTGAACAAGTAGCCAGAAATCCTGCTGTTATTTTCTCGTTAGATTCAGCATCTAAAAAATCTTTAGATACATTAAAAGATGACTTAGAAAGTCGTCTAATGAATTATAATAAAGGAAATGGAATTAGGATTGAAAAACAAGAAATTCCCAAAAATAATCCAGAGTCATCTATTTCTGAATTAAGAAAACAAAATAGATTAAATCAACAACAATTTAACAATCACCTTCTAAAAGGATATACAAGCCAACCTTTAACTCAATAAAAAATGGGAGAAATCTTTGAATCTAATTCTGGTGCATTTCATAATGACCCAGAAACAGGCAATAAAATTCCAGTTATTACTGGCAATCAAGATGTTGATGCTAAGTTAAATGGAATGACAAATGATGAAAGAGATGAATATTTCAAACAATTAAACGCTCCACTAAAAGGAGAAGAAATTGCTGATTTATTACAAAATGCTGGTCAAAATGGATATAAGCCAACCAAGGAAGAATTTCAAACGTTTAAAGCATACAGAGATACGATTGCTACTGATTATTTAAAAAATATCAATGATGCGGCTACTTATATGTATGGTGAAGGTCTTTATGGTTTAAAACATATTGCGACAGCAGGAGCTGGAAACCCCGAAGCCTTATTAATGGGTGGAATTAGTCCTTATGAACTTGCTGAATCATTTGCACGTGGAACAAGAAATTTAGGCGGTATGCTTCTTGAATCAGAGGACCCTAATAGTATCTTTTTTAAATCATCTAAAATGTGGAGAAGCATGAATGAAAGTGCTTACCCTTGGATGCAACAATCAAATAATCCAGATGATTTAGAGTATAACACTTTTTTAGATGCTCTTAATTTTAGACTTGAAACCGAAAAACTAGCAAATGGAGACGAGACATTATTAGTTGGAAAAAATCATATTGACAATAGGTTTGTAGAAGCGGCTTCTACCATTACAGACCCATCATGGTTTGTAAATGCTGAAGAACTTACAATACCATTAAAATTATTAACTAAAAGTGTTGTTGGTGTTGAAAATTTACAAAGATTCAACAATGTAGTTGGAAAAGCAGGTGCTATTACAAACAAAATTAAAAATGGTGTTTTAGGTGGTGCTTTAAAATTTGGAGGTATGCCAATTGAATTCATTGGTAATGCCGTAAGGGGAAGTATTGATACAGCAACAGAACTTGGAGGAAAAGCATTTAATGGATTAACTGGAGTGCCTATTAATGATTTTAAGGCTACTGCTAAACTTGGAACTATTGGTGCAGGAGTTTCTGGTATTGATGTTCCCTTAGTAGCAGGTGCTGGAAAAACATATTTAGGTGCTTCTTTGGCTATTGGTGTAGGAGAAGCAATGCAAGCAATAGGAACTCAAATCATGAAAGGTGAACGTGGTTTTATGAGTTATGCAGAAATGGCTTTAAAAGAATCTGTGGAAAATGGAGTTAAATTAACTGAACCAGCAAAAAATATTCTTAAATTAATTCAAAGTGCTGACCCTTTATTTTCTTATGCTTCAAACTTTGGAAAAGGTGCTTTACATGGTGCTATTGTTGGTGGTGCTTTGGGATATTTAAGTGATGAAGAAGAAGGTTTATCTAAAGGTATTGGTGCTGGTTTAGCAATGGGAAGTATGGGTGCTTTAGTAAGTTCAACCGCTGGAAGTATTTCTGATGCTTCTGTAAATGCAAGAGCCGCTACGCAAGCAAAACTTGTAATGGAGAGTCTTAAAGAACATAATCCAGACAGGTATAATTTTTTTAAGGCTTATTATGATTACATTGAAACAAAGCGTAATAATGACCCAAGATTAAGAGCATTAGCAGATAAGATGGTGTCTGGATTAGACCAAATTGCACCAGATGTTGCATTGCATTTATTAGACCCAAAAGGTTATCTTGAAGTTGCAAATAGACTTGGATTAGATGAAAATGCACGAGTTCGTGATGCCACTATCGGAAGCCTATCAAATGCTAATCCAAATGAACGTGCCATTATTTTAAGTTTATTAAGAGATTATTCTGGAAGATATGCTGGCAGACCAGAAGATTTTCAAAGAGAAGCAGAATCTGACGTAAGAGAACTTAGTCCTAAACAACAAGAATTGCTTAAAACTAAGGTTGAGCCTAGACCACAAGAACCTGCTCAACTGCACACAGATTTACCCTATGGCAGTCAAGAACGTATTGATTCTTACAATCAGAGTAGGGCTGTAAAAGAATGGGATGCTAAATATGATGAAACCCATTTTAGAAATGGTCATGCAAAACCAGCATGGATGCTTAAAGATGTTGAGGCTAGACCTACTCAATATCAAATGCCTTACGACCAATGGAAGCGTTTAAACCCAGAGGAACAGCAAAAAGTAAGCAAGAAACAGCAAGATTCTAAGTGGGATGTTTCGGAGTGGGATAGAAAATATGCTGATACGCATGATTATACAGGTAAGCCATTAAAAGGTGAATCTTTGTACTTCCCAGATACCCCAGATAGATTAGCAAATGTAAAAAGCCTTGAACAAGATGCTGTCAATAAGCATGAATCCCAATTAAGAGAACCACAAGGTCCAATTAAATTACAGGCTATTAAGCAAAAATGGGGTAGTCTTTCTGAAACAGGAAAAAGAACTTTTTTAGATATCCTTAAACAACATAGCGAATTATTTAAAGAAAAAACAAACAAAGAAGCATCGGCTTATTATGGTGATTTATTAGCCGCTGAAAACGCAAGAAAAGCCGTCCTTAAGGCTCATAATGGGAATATAGATACAAACCAAGTTCCTGATACATTAAAGGCTCAAAAACTTGCTAAGGACTTTTTAGACGCTGAACGTAATCCTGATGGCAGTTTAACGCAACGTGGCAAAATGATTAAGACTAAGTTGCAACATGAAGGATTTGTTGATGAAAACGGAAACATAATGCAACGCCGTGAGGCTCAAAGATTACCAATCACTCTTGCTGATTTGAAATCTGCAAAAGGAATAACTCCTGAAAGAGATGCAAATGGTAGAGTTCATATTTATCTTAACTCTGATAATATGACTAGGGATACTTTCCCTCATGAATTATTTCACGCTATTATGCGAGAAACTGCTATGCGTGATATGTTTATTAAACCACTTGTTGATAAATTGTTAGGTACTTGGAAAGATGGAAAACAAGTTTCAAAACCAGTAGTAAATCTTAATGAAGTTTATCAATTTTTAGACAATTATTACAAGAGACTTAATAAAGCAATATATTCAAATAGCAATAAAATTTATACTCCAGAGGCACATCAAGCGTTCATGGAAAACATTAAAAACGCTATTGATGAATACAAAAACTGGGATAATTCAAAAACCATTTCTAATAAAACTTTAGCATTATTACACAATGCCGTTGAAGAATTCGGTGCTAATTACTTTAGCCATTGGCTAGTTGATACACCACCAGATTATTTATTTAGAGGCGGTGATTTAACAGGATTAAGAGGTATTGTTGATGATGTTAAATATGCTTGGGCTGATTATTGGGAATCTAAAATGAAATACGAAAATCCACAATTTGATTTTAGTGGAAACTTGGAACGTGGTTTTTTTGATAAAGCAGGAAATCGCATTAAAAATGCTTCTTTAGATTACATGATGCGTGATATTCTTAGGGCTAAAGCAAATATGAATAAAGGTGTTTGGAGTCCATTAAGAATGTCTCCAGATGCTGTTAAGGCATACGTTCGTGGCAATGGTATGGCTAATGTCATTAAAACTGATGTTGCTGGCAGACCTAAATTATTAAAGGAATCAGAAGCAGAAAAACTCAATAGAGCCGCTGGTATTGCTATCAACAAGATTATTGAAGGGTTACCCCCAGAAGATAGAGTTGGTCTTAAAAAAGATGCTGATGGTAATTGGACTGGCAGATTAAACTCTAAAATCCTTGACATGATTGTTCAGTCTGGCTGGAGAGACAGAGCATGGGCTGACAAGATTGAACACGCTTATCGCATCATTGATGGCAATGCTGAGAACGTTGTAGAAGCAGGTTATCTTGGTGCTACGGCACAAATTACTGATGCTTCATGGCCTCGCCTAACAGGAAAAGATGTTCCGTTCAAGAACAGAAAATTCTTATTGTACGATGCAACAACAAAAATTGGACCTGATGGCACTTTCCATGTCTTGCTTCATTCGCTTGATATGCACGTCATTGAGAACAGAGCCAATGCTTTGTGGTCTAATCAAGAGTACAGAGATTTATGGTATGGCAACAGAGGTGCTATGGAAGCGGACTTCTTTAAGTACGTTCAAAACGCTTCTAAGCCTAGTTCTGAAAGATTGCAGTCTGCTAACTTGTTAAACAATGGTGACGGCAAAGGTGCTGAACGCCGTAATGTGCTTCACCAGATGCTTGGCATGGCTAAGACGGATGATAATCCATACTTTAACAAACCTATTGCCGAAATTCCACAGGGTTGGAGACAGTCTATCACTACATTTAATATTGATAGAATGACGCAAATGCGTACCAGAGCAGGAGAACGCTTTGATTATAACCCAGAGAACGCTCATATTGCGTTATCGCATAACTGGAGTCCTGCTGATATGGAGTACGAAAACACCAGTAATGGTCAAATTCTTAAACACGATTCTGAGTTTAAGTTTATTAGAGTAGGCAATTCTACCCAAGCATTTGATAATTTAGGCAGAAATTTAGGGTCTTTCCGTACGGCTGAAGAAGCCGCTAAAGCATCTAAAAAACTATTTGATACTAGAGTTAATAATCAAGAACAAGGTGGTCAAAAACTATTAGAACAAAACTACGAAAGAATCGTTAAATTTTCACCTGCTTTATCTGATGAAGGAAAAGATGAGGCTTTTAAAAAAGGTGATGTTTATGATACTGATGAAATGAAGGCTTTTGTTAAAGGCAGACCACTTGTTGCTGGAGGATTAACTAGACAAGAATTAATTAAGAATTATTGGCATAATTTAATAGATTCAGATGGAAGTAAAATTAAAACCTTTATTACACAACGTTATAAAGAAATTAAAGTTCAAATTAATAACAACAATAAACAAATTTCTGTTTTAAGGAAAAAAATAAATAATTTAGATTTTGGTTTTAGAAGCAGTGATGATGCTCAAAGAATTCTTCAAAATAAAGAATATATTTCTGCTGATGATTATCCATCTGAACTTAAATCTCAAATTAAAAATTTAACTGAACAATTAAAACTTTTAGATTCAAAGAATGATTTGTTTAGTGAGTTTATCAATACTTTTGAATCATATACTAATAAAAATGATAATTATAATGGAGGATTTATATATGATAAATCTTTTATTGTTAATATGTTAGAGGAAAGTAATCAAAGTATTTTATTTGGACACCTTTACGATGACCAAATTCAAACAGGAAAACCATTTGTTACTACTGCAACGCATGGTACTTCTTCTATTAAATTATTAACAAATAAAATTTTTTCAGAGGAAAGTTTAGGAAACAATACGCTTTGTTTATCTGCCGAAATGGGAACATTTTTTGCTGGTTCTCAAGAAACTAGCACAGCATATGCTGATAAAGTAAAACATCAATTAAGGGCGGCTATTGCAATGGACAATCCTCTTGTAGTTTCATTTCCTAGAGCATATGATGAAAGTTTTTTATCTCAACATATTCAAAGAGCCATTAATGGTGGATATGATGGAGTTGTATTTAAACAATTAGCCGACCCTGCTTATCCTGATACGATTTTTTGCGTATTAAAAGGAAAAACAAACGACAATATTAAAGTAATTGAAAGTTCCATTGATAAAATAAACAGAGTTCCAAGAGGTAAAATGCCAGATGGCTCAAAGCCAATTAGCATATATCAAATGAACAATGGAAATACATCTCATTATCATGAATTCCTTGCATTTAGTCCTAATGAAGAAGAACCTTCTCAAGAAGTAAAACAAAGAGCAAAAGAAGCAGGATATAGACCTACTGTTTATTATCATGGCACTAATAGGGATTTCAATGTATTTGATGCTAATGCAGAAAGACAATACGGTGAAAAAAGAAATGCAGGTATGTTTTTCTTTACTCCAAGATTAGATGAAGCAACTAATATTCATAATGACACAAGTAAAGTAATGCCTGTTTTTCTAAAAGCAGACAATCCATTTAATACAGATTTAGGAAAATCTCCAAATTTTAACGTTTCTGATACTAAAAAAATTAAAGATTATTTTTACAAAAATGCCAATTATAGTGGCGATAGAAATTATTTAATGGATGTGCTTGATGGTTATTTAGAAAGAAATGAATTTGGAACAGCAATTCAAAAATATCTTTCAAGACCACAAAGAATTGAACTTCTTGAAAGTTTAGGATACGATTCGTTACTTGATAAAGGAGAACATATTGTTGTTTTCCATCCAGAACAAATTAAATCTGCAAAGAGTTTTACTTATGATGACAAAGGAAATGAAATTCCACTAAGTCAGCGTTTTGATAAAAATAATCCAGACATTAGATATAGTCCTGCTAATAATAATTATCGTGGCGGGGATGATTATTGGAAACCTAGAAACCCATTTGAGGATAAAGATGAACAAGGTTTTAGAATCAGAAATGTTCTTGTAGATAATAGTGTATTAAAAAATGACCCAGAAGCACGAGGTGGAGAATTTCATCCAGAATATGTAGATTGGGAAGATATTGGTCATTATCCACAAACAAGAGCAACACGTGAAGAGAATTCACATGAATGGAAAAATTCTGGATTATGGGTTGATGACAAAGAAAAAGGTATTCTTACAAAAAACCCAGCAAGTGAAAGTGATGATGTTGGATATACCCATGCGGAATGGTTTGATTCACCAAGATATAGACATGACGAATATCCAACACCAGATTCTTATGGTAGATATGAAAAACCAAGATATGATAAAAATGGAAAATTAATTGACAGAGGACGCATCAGTATTGCTCACAGAGGTTATGAACATTTTGAAGGAGCGGCTCAATTACATGATATTAAAAAACGTGTTGCTGATAAACTTGGTGTACCTGTTAATCATATTGACGCTTATGCTTTTGGTTTTGGTAAATGGAAAAACGACTTTGGCATTAGCAATGAAGATAAATTGCCAGTCAAGTTTAGTCCTGCTGATGAATCTTCTGCTAGACAGCCAATTAAGATTAAATCTGAACTAGAAGATTTAGTTAAAGATGTATTTGGTAAATATAAGCATCTAAATGCTAATGGATTTGCTAATAAACTTCAACAAATGGGCGGTGAACGTGGCTATAAAGGGTTTAAAGAAGCACAAGCCATTGGACTCATTGACCATATTTCCAGAAAAAAACCTAATGAAAATTTAGACCCTCAAGAAATTCTTCAATTTATTAAAGATAATGGTATTGATTTAAATGTAGAAAGACATGCAAAAAGTGTTGATATTCCAGACACTTCTAAATATGTTTCTGCTGGAACTAGAAGTAATTATGAAGATATTGCTACAAGAATTAATGAACAACATGCTCATGGAATTGAAGGTCACTTTGGTGGAGGCGATGTAGTTGTTCATACAAGATTAGATGACCGTATTAATTCTGATACAGGCGAAAAACATACTTTAGTGCATGAAGTTCAAGCAAATAATGTAGATAAAAGTAACAAAATTGCAACTCCAGAAGAAATTGAAAAAGTAAGAAAAAAACTTGCAGAACATGAAGCACTTAAATCTCATTTTATTAAATTAGGAATTTTTAATGAAAAAAATGGTCATTTAAGAAATGATATATTTAATTATTTACACGACAATGATGCTTCAAAAATTATACGGCAAAGATTTGATTGGTCAAATCCCGAAGGAGAACATGAATTAGATTGGAAAGAACATGAAATTATTTTAAAAGATAAAATTATTGGAAAGTATTATAAACTTCTTTTATCTCAACGTTTTCCAAAAGAACTTGCTGCTGAATTTGCTTTTAAAATTGCGTGGATTCAAAATAGAGAAATTAAAAGATTTTTAAAAAATAGTTATGAATCACAATCGCAGATTAATAAAACACAATATAATAATGATACATTTTCAAAAGATGAAGTTTTAAAAACTGCTATTAAAGAATATTCAAAAATCAAAAGACCATCTAAGGAATTGTTTGAAACTCATTTTAGTCCTTATGTAACTAATTGGTTTGAAAATAACAAAATAGGAGATGAAATTTCTTCAGAAGTTAAAAAAAGAATTATTGATGAATTAAATTCAAAAGAAATTAAACCTCATCTTCAATTTGATGATGAAGTAATTGATAAACTTGCTGACATTTATAAATTATTAGCAGACAATCCTTTAAGTAGTTCTATATATAAAAAAGAAGATTGGAAAAATGGAAAAGCACAAAATAAAAATGGGGCACAAAGTTTCAATCAAACATTATATGATGATTTAAAAAATAAAAAATTAGAATTTAAAAAATTACATCCAGAATTAGATTTTAATTATAATAATAGAAACGGTTGGGATGGGTTTGATGATTGGTGGAATTCAGCAATTACTAATTCAGCAGATTTTTCTGATAATATTACTAATTTAAAAACAACCTTAAAACAATTAGAAAATTCTTTAAACCCAAAAAAACTCCCTTTATCTGATGTTAAAGAATGGTCTATTATTTCATTAAAAAACACTATTGAAAGAGCGATTGAAAGTGGAAGTCAAAATGTAACTTTAACACATCCGTTTGATTCACCTCCGCACTCATTCATGAAACCAAATGCGGCTCAAAGACTTTACGGAGAAATTATTCCTAGTGCATGGAAGGAATGGCTTAAAAAATACAACATAGAAGTAAAACAATTAAATCCTGATGCCAAAATTGATATTCCTTGGGATACAAAAAATAAAAATACATTAATTAATTTAAAAAATGAATATTCAGACCTTGCAAAAGATACAGAAATAAAAAGAAGAAAATTAAAAGGAACTTTTGAAACTGTTGTTGATAATGAAGAATTAAAATCAAAAGAACATCCAGATATTATTCATGCTATTGAATCTTGGATGAATGTTGGATGGGAACATTTTGAAAATATAAATGTATATAGAGATAGAATTATAGATTCAATTCAAACTCCAGAATTAAGAAAAACAATAGAAGCATTTTTTAAATCTGTTGAAAAAGAATACGAATTTATTTTGGGAAATTGCGATGAGGATAAATTAAAGCAAATTATGACTGATACGGCTCTTAATCGTGGCATGACGTTTAAGATTAATGACAAACTTAGAAATGATTTTGCTAACAATAATATTAGTATTTATCGTTCTCCAGCAGATGAAACGCCTAGAAACATTACTTGGCAGTCTGAAAACACATCAGCAGGTAGCATCATAAAAAATACTGCTGGTTATGTAATTATGAAATCAATGAGTAAATATAGGGTTTATAATCCATACAAAGCATTAGTAGGCGTTTACGATGATGAAAAGACGGCTATGGGTAAGATTAACAAACTAAGCCGTACACCAAATGAACTCAGATGATAAAACCCTACTTGCTATTGTTGATGAGTTTAAGCGTGGAGGATGGGTTATGGGAGTCCTTGGTGCTTTGGGAATGTTGGCTAGGCTTATTCTTACGAACGAGAAGTTTATTTTATTCATCTGGATTCGTAAAGGCATTGCAGGTGGCATTGTGGGTGTTCTAATGTACCTATCCCTTTATGGTCTAGATATGTCCCCTATGTATAAAAGCGTTTTATGTTCCATGTCTGGTAGTTTTGCTCCAGAAATCTTTGAATCCATTAGATTACAAATTATCAAAAAACTTAAACTATGAAATACCTATTTTTACTGCTAACTTCTGGTCTTGTCGGGTGTTTAAGCACACAAGAACCTATTAAGCCAATTATTATTGATAACCCTGAAAAAGACGTTTACATCAATAAACTTGAATCAGAAATTAAAGAAGCAGGTGCTGTATTAACCATTATCAATGAATCCCAAGAAATCACAAACCCTGCCGTCAAAGAACTTACCAAAGCAGAAATCCAGCGTCTTATGGCGTATTGTAAACCAGATTCACAAAGGGTTGATGTACTGCGTAAGACTGTTGCTCAAAACGACATTCAAACCATTAAAGCGGAAGAAACAAAAACTGCCCAATTGGTCAAGGATGTTGAAACGACAAGAGCGTTACTTAGTGAAAAGGAAAAGCAGATTGCCATAGCCAAGGCTGATGCTGATATTCAGAAGGCTAATGCTTTGGAGGCTGATGCTAAGGCTTCAAGAGCATTTAAAGACAAGGTACTGTGGATGCTATCCTGCGTAGGTGCTGGTTTAGCCGTTACTGGGCTAGCCGTAGCCGTCTTTACGCCATTTAAGACTAAGGGACTATACCTGTGTGCTGGTGGTGCAGTCTTTACTGCCTCAGCGTGGATTCTAGACTCTAAATGGATGGAGTACGCTATTGCGGCTACTATTATTGTATCCTGCTTAGACCTGCTTTATATCCTAGTTGAAAAGACTATTGTATATCTTCAATCGAAAAGCCGTTCCAAAACTCTTTAGGAATGTAGTTAAGGAATAAAGGGGTACGTGGACCAACGTACGCAGAACTAATATTAAAATCAATGTATTCTTCTGCTTCTTCAATGGTCATCCCCTTATCCTCCATTAGTTCTACTGCCACCAAGTCAATTTGGTAAACGGCAACGATACCATCCTTGGTGTTGGCTAGACCTACAAAGGCATTGTCAAATCCATCAGCGACTACAATATTTTCATCAATATCAGACAGGAATTGTTTAAGTTTAGTTTTCATTTGAAAAAATAGTGGTTTACAGGATAACGGCGGTTACGTGCTGTTTGAATATAAAACGTTTTAATTTTAATCAAGTGCGGAGTTTCTTCTAATGCTGTACGCATAAGGCGTTCAGTTTTACTACGACCCCAACCGCATTGTTTAGCAATTTTGTCAATCGTAAGCCAACCTTTAGGAACTTCATCTGGTTTTCCTTTAAGAATGGATTCAATGTTGAGCAATTTTTTATTCGTCATAAGAGTAAATAAATTTGCTACCTACTTTATGTGCTTGCCAAACTTTCCAGTTATTACCTTCAACGTAGCCATAAAGCCAACCAGTACCCCATGTGCTGGTGTTAAGACGATTTTTGGAATAGCCCATAATGTCTTTCATGCAAAGGCAACCGCCACAAAAACCAACAGTACCCTTATAACGGCGAGCATTTACCTGCATGATTAAATGAAGGTGTCCAATAAGGACAGCACCGCCTTCTAATCCATAATGTATAGCGTGTTCTTGAACTGCACGTGTTCCGCAGGTATAGCCATGACAGGTACGAACAGGACCAATAGAATAAACCCCTTTTTCTGCGTGATATGGTAAAATCTTTTTGCAACCATATTTACGCAAGTAACGGTTAATGTCATCCATTAAGTCTTGGCAAGCATCTCGCTCAAGAGCATTAGTTGTAGTTGAAATAATTTGTTCTAACCTATCTTCGTGATTTCCATTTAGGAAAACGTCTGGCTGATAATTCCTAATAAACCATTTACCAGCATCTACATCTTCTTTTAGAGATTCATTTCGCTCATTACTATTAGCGTTTTTGCGAATACTGCGAAGGTCAAAACAATCGCCTCCATGAATCTTTATGTCTGGTTTAAACCATTTACAGAATTTAAATAACTCTTTAGCCGCTTCTACATCAACCATGTCTCCGTGGTTGTCAGATGCAAACACGAAATAAATACGTTTTTTATTCTTACGCTTTTTTAATTTTTTCACGGCGTTGTCGTGGGTTGGATGGGAATTTCATAAGCATAGCAGATGCTCGTTGGTATAAATAACTTTTGGAAACCCCTAAGCACCTACTTAACTTCTGACAAGTTATACCATTGTCAATAGCAAAGATAACCATCTCTTTGACATATCCACTACTGTATGCTTTTGTTTTGTGAATCAGCATATCAATTTTGTGTACAATGGTTCTGCTTGTCCTGTCATAAGATAATTATTTTTGTTTGCAAAAGTGCAAGAAGATTTCCTGCAATCACAAGTAGAAAAAGAGTAAGGAATTGAAGTATCATCATTTCCAATGTAAATGATTTCAAAACAATTCATACAACGCCAAGCAACAATTTCGTACTTAATCTTTGGACGTGTATTGTGCTTACGTTTCTTTACAGAATTTTTGTTTTTACCCATTCTCGGATAAGAGGATGACCTTCTGGAAGATGAGAACAAATCTTATCTCCAATTTCCTCTAATGCTTTTAACTTGGTTTTAATTTCAGCAATATCTGACAATGATTGATTAGGGTGTTTTCCGTTTAAGCGGTCACACATTTCCTTTGGGGAAACTCCAATTAGCAAAGCGGCTGCTTTTACTGAATTAGATTTGACATTAAACGGACGAACTTCCGTGAATCCTTGAGATTGTTCCATGATTTTTCGTGCTACTGAGATTGGTATGCAAACGTATTTATTTTTAGGACCAAGTCTTGCAACTGAGTACCTTAAATACGTAATGCCATCAGTTTTGACTTCCTTCATTTAATTTATTGTACAATTCAACAATGTCTTTAACATTAACACGCTTCATTTTCTTATTCAGAATTAGATTAATGTATGTTTGATTGTGAATTTTAGTAGGCTTTAGGATTCGTGCTACGTTACCATCTTGTAAGATGATATACTGAGAATCTGGATAGTTGATGTAGGATTTAGACATGGTAGTTAGGATTAAAAGGGATTAGATTCGGTTTGTTCAGATTTTTCAGACAGATTCCAAAGACGTACGGCTTCGGCTTTGATAGCCAAATCCTTGTCGCTAGGTACTGTGTTTTCACCAAAAGGCTTTGGAGTCCAGCGATTAGCAAAGTAGTTTAAATCACCAAACTTTACTTCACGATTGGTTTCAATCTTGGGAAGGCTAGCCAATGGCTGACCCTTTCTGTCACCAAATGGAACTAGAATAGGTTTGCCAGATGGAGAATTGCTAATGAAAGGCATAACTTCTTTAACAAATGTTTGAGCAACAGCAGGTGCTGGAGCAGAAGGCTTAGGCTTGTTAAAGTTGCTAGGCTTCTTTTTCATAGACTGTGCTAAGGCATCATCATCTTCCGTAGCCACACCAGCGACAGAAGCCAAAGCATAACGACGAAGGTAGGTAATTAAAGCACCAGCATCTTGTCCTGTGGTGTCATCACCGCAAGGAATAAGAATGTCACCCGATACTTCATCACCTTGGTCATTAAAGATAATAGTGCGGACACCAACAGCGTGTTCAGTACCAATAGGGAATTGCAAGATGGACAAACCATGTTTAGCAAAGATTGGTTTCAAAACTTCTAGGTGCTGTCCTAGGCTTGCGTATGTACTTTCATGATACGGATTAACAGAATCCGCTTTAATGTCCTTGGTTTCAGCAAGAACTTTGATTAACGATTGAGCGATGTTTTTATTCATGGGAATTATTTTGTGTGAACGTTGATAATAAATTTAATGTACGCTGAACGACTAAGTCCAGCAAATTTTGCGTTTTTATTTAATGTTTTAAGCATTTCTTTAGTAATTCGCAAAGTTAGCATTACTTCGTTTTTAGATTGATTCATTTGTTAAAATAGAAATCTGCACGATTAAAAATGTGGCGTATTGATGATTTTAAAAACTTATGATTAGGATTAAATTCAAACGCTTTACCACCACGAAATCCCATATTGTAAGCCATGTAAAGACTTAATTTGGTAACATCATATCCTTTATTGTGCATTTGTAATTCTAAGTACTTTAAATACCAAGTGCAAATTAACTTTGAGAAATCATAATCATCTTTTAAAAGATAATAACCTTTGTGAGAAACATGACACCAATTTTTGTAATCATTTAATTGACCATATTCCATTGCATCTTCAAACGCGGCTCCGCTGATTTGAAATCCGCTGATGCTTTTTCCGTTATCACCAACAGCATGAGGGTTTCCGCTAGACTCAATTAAAAACACCCGATTGACGTAATCATCCGTAACAATCGAGCCACAGAGTTTAATGCAAAGAAGTCCTAATGCGTATAACTTTTTGTTCATTTCAGTAAGTGTTTACTATGTATTACTTAATGTCAAGAGGTAAAAGAAAAAGGGAGAGAGTTTTTTTAGGACTCCCTCCCCCAACCAATTACCAATGCTCAACCATGAGAGAGTGTTCCTATTTTTTTAAGTTTGTCAAGTGATTCCTACAATGTGGTAGTAGTCCTTTAAACGGCGAATCATTGCAACACCTGTCTCCTTATCCTTTGCGTCAAACCTGTCAATCAAAGTAGAGCCTGTAAAGTTAGTTGAAATTATGGTTGGACGGCGAGCAATACTACGCTCATCAATAATTGCAAACAAGTCCGTAGCCATGCGAGAGGTTAGGCGTTCCTTGCCTAAGTCATCCAGCACTAATAACTCTACATTAATCAATCCATCAATTTCCTTTTCATGTGTTTGGTTAGCAAACGAACTAGAAATCTTAGCCTCTAATTTACGCATGGTTAGGAAGTTGTACTGAAGGATTTTATCCTTCTGGATTTCTGCTAACCACATCTTACGCACTATCTCCCAAATACCCCTAGTCTTTCCTAGTCCTGTCGTTCCGTGAAAAATCAATCCACTTTTGTCACCATCTGGTTTCCAATTTAAAGCACTTTGTACTTTAGGGTGGAGCAACTCAATCTTAGTGTCGTGAAAGACTTGAGGCATGGCAGTAGGGAATGTAGGCTCAGACATACCCTGTGACTTGGCGTAATTCCAATCTACGCACTTACGGCACTTGTTCCAGCGATATAACTTAAAATCGCTTCCAGAAACTAGAATAGGTTTTGAACCGCAATCGCAATAAATGTCGCTCATTGTATGTCCTTTCCGTCCTTCGCGGCTTGCCATCCCTTAAGCGTCATTGCATCTACTTGACCGAATTGGTCAAACGATTCATAGATTGCATCCCCTGCCTTGGTCAGCCTTTTAATCTGTGCTTGCAGTTCCTTATTCGGGATGATGGTGCAAGTAGCAAATGCCCTCAGCCGCTTGACCTCTGCCTCTGCCTCGTTTCGTTCTAAAATCGTCTCGACTTGAAGATGAATCAGAAACTCAACCTGTGTTTTAAGTTTAGTGTAATCATTAAAACTAATAAATCCATCGCCTTTAATCTCCGTCATTGTCGGATGCTGAAATCCATCTTCGTAGGTCTTAATCGAAGGAATCCAAAACTTAATGTCGCTCATGGTATTAGAATTGGCTATGGTCTTTGTTTGTCAATGTCTTTGATTGCATTACTACAACACTTTTCTGTGGAGGGAATAAACCCTGCCAACCATTTTTGATTGATTGGTGGATTGACGCAATAGCATTGTCCTCCCCAAGTTTGGATAGGTCATCTAGTTGCATAGTAATCGTAGATGGTTTTAATGGACGCTTGATTTCCTTTCGGTAAGCAATCCATTGCTCCCAAGCCTTACTAAACGCATCTCCCATGTATGGCAATAGCGTCAAAATAGGCTCTTTTTTCTTTGGTGCTAATGTATCTTTATCTTCTATATTATCTTCTATATTATATGGAGGAAGTTTTTTTCCTCCCCCTGCGGAAGTTTTCTTCCTCCCCCTAGGCAATTTATTTCCTCCCCCCATGATTGCTTCATTTAGGGCGATATGGGATACAGTACGCAACACACGACCATTGTTCTGACCCTCCAGCCGTTCCACCAAGCCTAGTTTCTCAAGTTGTGAGACTAGTAACCGCACTTGACGCTCAGAAAGTCCTAGATTGGACGCTAGGAAGCCATTTGAGGCATAGCAACCCTCCTCGTTATCTAACGCATCAATGATTCCGTAAAGGAACTTTGCATTAGGGGACAAATCCTTATGAGTGAATACCTCCCTAGGTATCCATACTCCTACAAAGTTTGGAGACATTAGATTGAGATTACTTGTTTTTCAGAACTGTATCCACGCCAATTACCTTCTGCCTGACATTTGGTGAACTCAACAATAGCATTGTGCCATAAATCAAATGGAGTATTTTGTTTATACTTCATTCTTTTGTTAATGTCAAAAGAGTAAGAACCAAATCCATGCGGTGCATCACCTTCAATCGGAATATAAACAAAATCTTTAATGTCCAATTTGCAAGCAGACGCTAATGTTTGGTACATGGCATTTTGTAACCAATAACTACGCTCACGCACCATTTTTTCAAACTCATCAGCAGAAGCGTCTTGGCACTTTTTGAAATCCCAGATAGTTCCAGACTGTTCATGGAATCCATCTAACCGTCCTTTTAGATGAACTTCTCCGTATGGCGTAGTAGCAAGGCAGAACAAACTTAACTCACGAAGATTTTGACTAGTTTCGTTATAAAGTTTAGTTGCAAAAGAATCTGATTCTAAAAACGATTTCCGCATACCCCAGATTTTAAACTCTTGTTCCTCATTAATAATAATTTTACCTTGGTTCTCAATTTCAAATTCAGCATTGTACTTCTTTCCTTCCGTGGTTCGACCATCTACCTTTTTCTTAACTACATAACTTGGTTCTTTCTCCAGCATCAGGCTATGGAAAGCCAAGCCTAGAAGCATATCTGGTGTTGGTTCGATTGGATTCTCGCAAGCATGAAGGTAATGCTTTGGAGATTGAATGAAATGTGAAAGCATTGATTGTGAAAGACCCTTTGCTTGACGATACTCAGCGTCTGGCAGGTTTTTTACTACAATGCAGTTCGTTAGTTTTATTAGGTTGGATGTTAGCATGGCAAGTACTATACTGCCTAATGTATTACTCTACGCAAGCCTAATTTTTCTTTTTTTTCGTGCCTTCGCATTTCGTGCCAAACGCTTCTCATCTTTTGTCTTGTGCTTTGGATGAATCAATTTGTTTGGTTCTGAATTGTGAACAACCCAATAGCGTAAAATCGTGTTTAGGTAATCAAATGGAGTACGCTCTCGCTTACCTCTACGGCAAAGGTTGTAAATCTTGCCTTCAATACCATTGCAGTTCTGGCATAGGACTGAACGAATAGCACCTGTTTGATGGTTGTGGTCTAAGCAAGCCTTTTGTTCGCCACCTAGTTGAATTGAACAAATAGCACACTTTCCTTCTTGTTTGGTTAGGATTTCATCCCTAACCTTTTGTATATCCTTGACTTTTAACCGCATATAGTTTCTATACAAGATATGGAATACAAGTCAAGCGAAGAAAGATTACCTGTAAATGTTAATCAAAAAAGCAATGGAAATGGAATTGACCCATTGGTTCGGAACAAAATTATTGATATGCTCAAACAGGGTGCTGGGATTACTCATATTCAAAGGCAAACAGGAGTCAATAAGCATACTATCATAGCAATTAGAAATGCAGCACAAGATGCTGGTATGTTTCCGCATGGTAGTTGGAAAAAGCATACAGCAGAAACCTTTAGCGAAATCGTTAGTCGTGGTGCTGATAGGCTTTTGAATGAGATTGATGACCTACCTGTTGGACAGTTACCTGTTGCTCTAGCCATTATGACGGACAAGGTATTGACCTTACAGGACGCTCCGACAGTCGTAGTTGAGCATAGGCTTAGGGTATCGCATGATGATATAAACGCTATGCTGAAGGGTGAAATCATTGATGTAAATCCTAAACAAGAAAGACACTTGACAGATGGTGATACAACTGTATGACAAAAGATGTTATGCAAATCTATCGGTTTAAAAACCTAGATATAAAGCACGAAGGAAAAGATTACCTAGTGAATGGGTTGGCTTCCTATTCAATCGAGGACTACGAAGAGGACGGCAAACAGGCTTGCTTTGAATCAGCAGAGGCTTTTGACGCACTTGGTTACTCTGGGTTAATCATAGATAAAGAAAAACTAAAAACCTTTACCGATTCTATCCTGTTTGTTTTAAACAGAGACAGTCACCTGTGTAGGGTATTAGGTTCTAAATCTATTTTCTAACTTGCTTTAGTTTCTCGGTAAACACCATTAGTATCTTCTACATACAAGGTAGGTTGTCCTACCTTTGCATTAGTGTTTTCACACCAATCAGTCCTTGCTAGCATATCATTAAACGCTTGTTCAGATTCAGCGATAGCGTCAGCAGGACTAGTGGCTAGTGTTTCATATTCTAGGCGTACTAACCTAGAAATCTTGTATTGTTTATTACTCATGTTTATCTTTGGTTGCGAATTTAATGAGTTGTTTTAACGAAGTTTCAATAATTAAATTGGTTACTTCATCACGACCATTTAAGTTAATAAGGTAATGTAATCGGAAGCATGAAAAATTACTTTTATGCGTGGTGTAGAATTCCTCTAAGAAGTTTAGAGCGTCAATAGGCGAACGGAAATCAAGCAGGTGAATTCCACCTTTATTGATTACATCATAGTGCATTGCAATAGTGACAATAAACTTAGATGCGTACTCGTTTATGCTGTTTCCTTCTTTTACTCCAATGTGATTTAAAGATTGCTGAACAGCATCTAAATCTTCTAGACGCTTTTTATCTAGCAATAGGTTTTGTAAGTTAGGAATGTTTAGCATTTTTGGTTTGGTTTGTTTGGTTGGTTTGGTTGATTTACTCATTTTGGTTGGTTTAGTTTGGTTGGTTTGGTTACTCATGGTTGGAAACAATGGTTGGTAAGAATTCGCATAAGTCATATTCAGCATTTAATCGGTCTTGTAAATAACTTTCTACGAATTTTTTGTCTTGTTCAGTTAATTGATGTTCAAAAGCAGAACTTGGTTGTTCCCAATTGGTTACTTTTACAGATACGAATTGAGCAAAGTTGCCGTCTGGTGTTTGGTTTAATTTCCATTTAGCATAACCAGACACCAATAATGGTGCTGGTGATGTAATGAAGTTATTAAAAAATGGCATTGTGAAAATCTCTAGTGGTTCCATTTGGTTGGTTAGTTATTTTGGTTGGTTTGGTTGGTTAAATTGTTTCGTAATCAAAACCTAGTAGGCAATAGCCATATTGGTCACTCAAATAGTCTGCAATATAGTCATCAAAATCGCATTTAATCATATCCCAAGTATTTTCGGACAAGTTAATTGTTACTTCAATAGGAAGTCCCAAAATCTCTTTTTCAGATTCTAAAACATCCCAATTTATATTATAAATAAAAAATGTCATTTGGTTGGTTTGGTTGGTTTGGTTGGTTGGTTATTGGTTTCCGTGAATCAATTCGTCAGGCTCAATCAGGATTCCGTAAATCTTGTGCCAACTTCGGAACTCTTTATTCTTTTTTAAGTCTGGAGGAACTGATGCAAGCCAATAATTTTGCCCCTCCAGATTGGTTGCAAGGCGTAAAATTGACCCTTTAGGGATAACAAAACGCTTGTTTTGCCAACCCCAACAGCGATAAATGTCAATTTCAGTTTTGATTCGTTTTTTCATTTGGTTTATTGGTTGATGATAAAGTTGTAAATGTCATGACCCTTTGCAAGTACCAAGTAGAGGTAAATTGCAATAAAGGTTAATGGTATTAGTATATATTTCATGATTGAGAAAAGGGGATGACTCAGGAATCGAACCTGACACCTTGGGATTTCACCCGACAACCCTTGCGGGATGCCATGGTCTTTAAACCATTTGCCAGCAGGACACCAGCCCGTCATCAAAAATTAATCTACTTTCCAACCACCAAACAAGGGGAATTGCTTCCCCTTTCCTGCTTAAGATAACGATAGTTTAACCTTCGATAAGATTTCTGGTAATGAGTTTTTGACCTCATCTTTAATCTTATCTGAGATTTCACCTGCAATTTCATCCATGATTTCTGATTTGATTTCGCTGTTATCAAGTCCCTGAAGTTCTTCAGAAACATGTTCACGAACGAAATCTTGGGATGCAATGTCATTGGAATAAACACAGTCATCAAAGTGACCTTCAAAGTCATCTTCATTTACCTTGTTTTCCAATTCGCTTTCTAAACTGTCTTTTAGTTCTTCTAGTTTAGATTCTAACTGTTTAATTTCCTCCCTTAGTTCGCCAAGTTTTACCTTGGTCGAAAGTAGAGATTCTAGTTCGGAAACTAGTTCAGTTAGTCCTAGCAGTTTTAATAATAACTTCTTCATTTGGTTTGGTTTGGTTTGTTTGGTTGGTTGGTTATCCCACCCTAGGCATTGGTTGCCTTGGTTGGAAAGTAGATTTCAAAGAGCGTGTTAGGTGGTTGCCTAACATCAACAAAGGTACTCATGGCTGGTTCGGTTGCAAGAGTATTTATATCCTATTAGGAAATCTAATAATGTATCCAAGATTTACTTATCATGGTTTAGATTTCGTAGTTAGGATTAAAATGCTGGTTAGAACAAATGAAATAAGAAAGTAAAGCAAATATAATCAATAAATAAATCAGTAGATGACCTAATAATGCTGATTAGATTTATTAATCATGACAAAACTACTCAAGATTAGCACTCTAATCATGACTGATTTACTAATCATTACCTAGTCAAGCATGATTAAAGTACCTAAGATTAAACTAATCATGTAATCATGAGTAAACTAGTCATATTTCACCGCTAAGGGGTCTAGATTGCCTTTTAAGCCATCTTTATAAAAGTCCTTACCATATCATGGACCTTTAGGGGTTTTTCAGGAAAATCATAAAACTTATTCACATGCGTCTGACTTGGCATGGTTACTGCTTACAATGCCATTTACAGGTAATCATGATAACATTAGTAAACTACTCATGATTAGTTTTTGAAACTGAGACTCAATCTCAATTCAATTTAGAATCATTCTAGGAAATCGTCAAAAAACTGTAAAATCGCATTAGAACCATCTGGAAGGCGATTCTAGAGGGGGTTTGTAAAAGTCCTTACCATATCATGGACTAGGCATGAAAAGGGTCTTTACAGGCAAATGTGAGGGACAGCGATTTCGACCAATGTTTATAGGGGTTTTATGACTTTTCCTGACATGTAAAGCAAATTGTTGTTTTTAGGTAAAAAAACCACCTGACTGAAAAATAATTACCTAAATAGGAAAAAATGTGTTGAACTTGTATAATTCCTAGTCATATTCGATGTTGTCAGCGGTTCACCTGCTGACTGTTCTTTCAGATAGGTTTCCCTCGATTTCCTGCCGCCCCCTATGGGGTTTCACGCTGCGGTCAAAGTCTGGTTCATCCGCTCCCACGGATTTTTAAAAACCTTTCCTGTTCCTTCTCAGTCCAAAAAAACCACCTGATGAGTCCTAGACGGACGAAACAGAGGTAAACTTCGCTATATGCGAATCAGACTCTGTAGTGGCTATATTGCCCAAAAAACCAAACAAACAAAACCAATGCGTAACAACCAAAACCCTAACTTCTCTACTGAACTAGTAGATACAAACATCCGCCAATCCTGCGAAGCGGATTTCCAAGTTGAAATCGTTCCGCTCTTTCAAGCGGACGGATTGCCAACAGGACTGAAAGCAACCCGCCGAACTGATTTAGGCAAAGTTTTTGCCTCAGTAGGCAATCAATATGCTGTGGTGCAAAACAGCGAATTGATGAACAAAGCGGAACCTCAGTTTATCCAAAAACTAGGTGATTTTAATAAGAAAGTTTACCTAGTCGATGAAGGTCAGCGGACTTACATTCGCTACGACTTCAAAAACTATGGTTTCACGAATAAGAAAGTTGGAGACCATCAAATCCGCTTTGAACTTCGCAATTCGTTCGATGGCTCTACCAAGGTTTCCCTTGCGTTAAGCCTACTGCGAGTGGTTTGCAGTAATGGAATGACCATTACAGAGGATGGATTCAATCTTCAGCAAAAACACAACCAATTAGTCTCGATTGATAAAATCGGCGACTCAATTGACTTAGCAATCGAACTGTTCGCTAAGAAGCATGAGCAGATTATCCAAGCAGGCGAAACTGCGATTAGCCAATTGGAAGGTCATAAAATCCTGAACGGACTTGTTACCCGCAAATTAGTGGCAGAGCGGGTTGCTAATGAGATTCGAGAGTTGTGGGACAAGCCAACCTACGCTGAAGATGCTGACCGTAATTTGTACAACCTGCAAAACGCCATTACTCAGCATTTAACTCATGGCATGGAATTAGGTCGAAACAAGTTTGAGTTAGCAAATCGCTTGTCCGCTCGACTCAACGCAACCATCTTCGCCGAGATGACCAGAGGCAATTTAGACTCCCTCATGGTAGAATCGCTTAACTAAGAACCAGAAAACTAATTCGACAAAGGGGATAGCAGGAGAAACCTGCTTCCCTAATGTCATTAAAAACTAACTACAAACTAATCACATGAGAAAAACATATCTAATCGTAACTCAGTTTTATGAGGACTATGAAGTTCGCTTCACGCCGAAAGGTGGTTCATGGTTTCTTGTTGAAGCAGTAGATTTCGGAACTGCGATTTCGCTGGTTCAGAAATACCTAGTCAGGAAAGAAGTTGAGTGGTTAAAGAAAGGTGAGAACCATGCAATCTCGATTGAGTTTCCTATTATTCCAGATGACCAAAACACCAACATCTTTAATGGGTTCTCGCAAGCGTTGGAGGCGATTCCTGCGTGGGAAAGAGATTCGTACAAGCATCTTGTACAACTTCATAAGAAATTGGACTACCAAGAGGTTTACCAATCCTGTAAAGACTAAACTAATTACAAACATGACCACTAACGAACAAATCGAAAAACTGAAACAGGAGTCTAACAAACTCCTGCGTACAGCATTAAACTGCCAAGCAGTAGACAAAGGCGGTTTTAGTTTTGCGCAAACGGAGGCATGGATTGCCTATGACAATTCCCTTGCGGAACTAAGCAAACTGATGTTATCCAAAAACTAACTACAAACTAATATGCTAATCAATAACTGCGAAGATTTCCAAACAGCATTAGACCACGGTGAGTACACGGAACTAGGCTGCTATCCGTGTTATTTCACGACTAGTGACGGTGACTGCCTGTGTTTTGAAACTGCTGTGAAGGAAAAGGAAAGAATCATGGAGGCGATTAAAGAGAAATCTAAATGTGGCTGGAGAGTAGTAGCGTTTGATGTGAATTGGGAGCATTGGTTGCGTTGCTGTCATTCCAACAAACTAATTCCCTCAGCATATCCTCCGCTAGATGAATCGTTCTGAGTAATTAAATAATCAATACAACCCTAGACTAACCCTCTAGGGTTTTTTTGTGCCTGTTTGGTTTTCTGGTTGGTTGGTTTGTTTGGTTCGTTTTATTAAATCGTGTATATAAATAGTCCTTACAAATCGCGGGACGCTAAATCAAAAACGAATGGTTTGTAATGATTTTCTAATTACAATTTGGTTTGGTTGAAATGTAAATGGGATTGAATGGGATGGGAACCTGTAAGAACTTTGCACCTACAAAAACCTGATTGGTTTGATTGGTTCTGTTTGTATCCATATTTCAATTACAGACTTTGTAATGGCTTTGTCATTACAGTCGCGTAGTTAGTTTTCAATTACATTTTCTATATCAGGCCTGACCTGCCCCCCGAGGGGGGGGGATGCCTTGGTTGGCATACGGCGGTCAAACCCACCAATCCAATCGCATAACTTTTTTTTGCCAAAAAGCGTTATACCAGTAATTTTGTGCTTGACAGAATGGGGGATTCTCCCCCCTAATAACCCCCCTATCTTAACCCCCTCACTCCCCCTAAGTATTAGGGGGACGAGAATTAACTACTTACTTGACAATTAAATAATATCAATGAAGATAAGGTAGTTCTTTGATTTCTGGTCTGGTAGTTCAATGGCAGAACACTTGTTTTGTAAACAAGGGGTTGTCGGTTCAATTCCGACTCGGACCTTACTTTTGCAGGGTACAGTTCTGGGAACTGGTGTGTCTCATAAGCACTTATAGGTGGGTTCGATTCCCACTCCTGCGACTTGACAGTACCCCTAACGACGCTAACGCTCGCACCATAGGGGGCAAACTTTAGTTGGACCTGTAAGATATAATTAATTTTAGAGGGGTATAAAGGTTTTACTATCCAAACATAGATAAATATAGTTTACAAACCATACTTGGTCTAAAAAACCATCCAACTTCCACTTTACGACCATTAACTCAACGGATAGAGTAACCGCCTTCTAAGCGGTCTATCTAGGTTCAATTCCTAGATGGTCGAATCTACTTGACAAATGTAAATTAATTTATTATTCGTCAATAAATGAGCGAAAAAGAACTTTGCATTGCATTAGGCATAACACGTGAGTTAATGAAGAAGTTAAGAAGTTCTTTTGAAGAATTTAAGCATTGGCAAAGAATCCCATCAAGAAAACCTGAAAGGTTATGGGAAATTGAATGGACGCTAGAAGGCATTTCATTACTTAAAAACCAACTTGGATTAAAGAAAGAAGAACAGATTGAACCTCCAAAGATTATTACAGGCAAAGTTTACGCTAAGTTTAACAACAAACACGTTATTCAAGTAATGGTAGATGGAAAGAAAGAAAACGTTATTTGTAAAGATAACAGCAAGTTTATTCCTAATATGGAAGTTAAAATTCGCTGGGACGGAACTAGATGGTGCGTAATTCGTCATCCTAAATATCAAGGTAAATACTAATTTTTTTATGAAACAAAAAACCCCTAAAAATCTTCTCGGTAAGTATAATAGTCTTATGCGTGAAGAACGAGCAGAAAGCAAGGCTAACCCAGAAGCAGAAGGTTTTTATCACGACAATAAGAAAATCCGTGGTGGAAGAGATTATGCTGATGGTCATGGCATGGCTGATGGTCATCAAAAGAAAGATGCCAATATGCCAATTTCTAATCAAGCATTATTCGGTGTAAGTAATATTCCTACTAAAAAGAATAAGCAATCCGAAAACACTTATCATCATCCCATGAAAAGCAAGCCTAGTAAAATCAGCGGTAGTCACGAATTCAAAGGCGTGACTTCTAAGAAAACCCCTACCACTAAAGGCGAAGGTCCTTCGTATAATCCTCGTAGCCATATTGGTAAGCCACGCACTAACTATAAGGGTAAATCTTTCGGTTGCTAATGGCTTTCCCCAAACGCAAGATGCCAGCCCCATCTAGCATGCCACAACCTAATGGTATGTCTATGATGGGTGGTATCCCAAGTCAAAACGCTCAAGACCAAAGTATGGGTGGTGACGCTCAGGCTATGCAAGGCGAAGTAGGTAGCGATATGTCCTCGGCAGCAGAAGGCGGTATGCCTCCTATGTCTATGCCAGCACCTAAACTTCCTTCTCGCCCAGCAGGTCGTAGATTGCCGCACGAAAACAAGGCAATCAATCATAGAGCGTACAAGTCTCCTAAAGGTCAAAATTATAAAGGTAATAAATTTTAATGCCTTTAAAGAAATCCGCATCTAAGGAAGCCTTCACCAAGAACCTTAAAACGGAACTTGGTGTTGGTAAGCCTAAAAAGCAAGCACTTGCTATTGCTTATTCTGTTCAGCGTAAAGCGGAGCATAAGCGTCCAGAAACCGCTAGGTATAAAACCCTAGGTAGGGGTAGAGCGGAATAATGCCTAACTGCTTCATCATTCCAACGGAAGAAGGGGATGAAGTAGATTATGATGATTTAGAATTTCACGAACAGATATGGCTTTTTTGCCCACACCACATCCAGTCTTAATCACTCCTACTAAAGAGGATATTAAAAGACTTGTTGAAACGTTTGGTGATGAAAAGACAATCGAAATTTTAAATCTAAGAGAAGATAAAATTAAGGCTGAAAAAACAGACCCATATCGCCATGGGTTTGACCTTCCGCATTGGAAGGAAGCAGACGATGTACTTAAAGCCAATAATGAACTATTGGTTCTTGGAGGCAATCGTGCATCAAAAACTGAATGGGCGGCAAAGCGTGTAGTCCAAACGCTTATCAACATGAAAGATGCTAGGGTATGGTGTTTGCATACTACTAACCAATCTTCAATCCAGATGCAACAAAACGTTATATACAAGTATTTGCCATCTGAGTACAAGGAATTAAAGAAGAACAAAATCCAGAACGTTCAATACACTCAAAAGAACGGCTTTAGCGATAATACCTTTATTCTTCCGAATAAGAGTCAATGTTTCTTCATGAATTATGCACAGAAACGAGATGTTATTGAAGGTGGCGAAGTGGACCTTATCTGGTGTGACGAACTTGTACCATTGGATTGGCTTGAAACACTCCGCTATCGTCTTGTTACTAGAGGTGGTAAACTTATTATCACTTTTACACCTATTAGTGGTTATAGTCCTGTCGTTAAAGAATATGTAAGCGGTTGTAGAATTCTTGAAACAAAGCCAGCATCATTATTGCCAGATACTGTAAATGTAGTCGGCGTTAAAAAAGGTGAAATGCCTTACAAGGCTAAATGCTATGGCAGACCAGCGGCTATTATGTGGTTCCATAGCCAGTTAAACCCTTACAGTTCATTTGAGCAGTTAAAAAAGACCATTGCTGGCAAGAAGTCTTACGAAATTAAGATTCGTGCTTATGGATGGGCTGACAACGTAAGCGGAACGCAGTTTCCAAGGTTTGACCCAGAAATTAACCTTATCTCAGAAGATTTTATTCCTAGTTGGGGAACTAACTATATGGCTATTGACCCAGCAGGTTCTCGTAACTGGTTTATGCTTTGGGCTAGATTAGATGAAGATAACAATATTTACGTATATAGAGAATTTCCAGATGAATCAGAAGGCGAATGGGCATTACCATCATCTGACCCAGATGGAAAAGCAGGTTCAGCCCAGCGAACTAATGCTGGTAGAAGTTTAGGTGAATATAAAGAACTTATCCTTAATCTAGAAACCATTGATGAGGATAACAAAGAAGAAATTTTTGAACGTTACATTGACCCTAGGGCTGGTGCTAGCAAAGCGGTAACAGAAGAAGGCGGTGTAACGCTTATTGATATGCTAGATGATGGTGAAAACCCTATGCACTTTATTCCAGCGGCAGGAATTAGGATTGAACAAGGCGTAGCAATGATTAACAACTTATTCGCATATAACACGGAACTTCCGTTATCATATGAAAATAAGCCTAAACTTTACATCAGCGAAAAATGCCAAAATTTAATCTTTGCATTGAAAGAATGGACAGGACAAGATGGGGACAAGGGAGCAACGAAAGACCCAATAGACGCATTGCGTTACCTAATTGTCATGAATCCAACGTACATCAGCCGTTCAAATATGCAAGGCTGGGGTGGAGGAAGTTACTAATGGAAATCTATCTACCAACATTATTGTCCAGAAAACTGGCTATTTATTTATCTGGATTTTCCAGAACAAAACTAAAACAACTCGCAGATAACAAAGTAATTAGAACCACAAAAACAAAAGGTGGTCATTCAAGATATTTCCGAGACGATATTATCAATTATTTAAATGAGCATTGTAAAAAACAACCTATCAACTAAGTACAATCCAAATCAGGATAAGATTGTATACGCAACGCCAGAACCAGATGTACCTTACCTCTGGATGGAATACAATCGTGCTAACCAACATGGTGGCAATACCGCTAACATCATGCAAAATGACGATATTCGTCTTGCTAGATGGAGTGGTCAAACATCTGATGGAAAAAAACATTCAGAAGAACTTAACGAAGGCACAGGTGCTTTTCCATTTGAAGGTGCGTCTGACGTGCGTTGTCGTTTAGTAGATAAAACCATTAATGAAATTTCGGCTATGTTGATGACTACATTCGACAGATGCCAAGTAAAAATTAAAGGCACTAATTTGGGAGATTACGATATTGCCGCTCCAGCAAATACGCTAATGGAGTGGTTTACGCAATCTAAACAAAAGGCTGAGTTAAGAAATGAAGCAGAATTATTGGCTCAATATACGCTTCAATACGGATGGTCTGGTTTGCACATTGGCTGGGAGCGTGAATATGCAACCAGAAATCAATTACTTAGACTTGATGAGTTAAACGGCGTTGTGCAGATGGCTTTACAGCAAAATCCTAATTCTGCCATTAAAGATTTAATTAGTTCTATTCAAGATGAGTCTAAAGAAGATTATGCGGCTAGCCTTTTAGGTATGTATGCTATTTCTGAGGATAAAAAGACCTTAAAGAAGGCAATCCGAGATTTGCGTGAAACAGGTAAGGCTGAAATGCCAGAAACTTATATTTCTAAGAATTGTGCTGTTGTAACTGCTTGCAAGCCTTATGATGAAATTTCTTTCCCACCAGAAACCATTGATGCTCAAAACGCACGTGTAATCTTTAGACGTGTATTTATGACTGAAATGGAGATTCGTTCTCAAGCCGCCGTTGAAGGCTGGGGTGAAGATTTCGTAAATCAAGCCGTAAGCATTGCTGGTTTACGTTCTAATTACAATGACCCTAACATCTTGCCAGCCGCTTCGTTAATCAATTATCAATTGAATAGAAATATGCACCTTATTGAAGTGGTGTACGCATATTCTAGAATGATTGATAGTAATGGCGTTCAAGGCATTTATTGCACAGTATTCTGCCCACGTGCAGGTAGCGACATTTATGGTAGTCATAAATTGTTAGGTTACGCTCAAAACAAATATCCGTTTGTTATTTATCGCAAAGAACGACTTCGCAGACCTATTCAGGAATCTCGTGGCGTTCCTGAGATTGCAATGACTGACCAGCAAGAAATCAAGGCACAGCACGACTCTATCCGTGACCGAACAGCATTTACTACGTTGCCTCCTTTAATGGTTAAGAAACGTTACGGCATGGTAAACAAAATTGCTCCAGCAATGAACTTACCAGTCACATCTCCAGATGACTATAAGTTCCTTCCTCCACCTCAAAGCGAAACTCAAACAGCATTTGCTCTTATTGAACGTGTGACTCAAAACAATGCTGAGTACTTTGGCTTATATCATCCAGCCGTTCCACCACAAAAAACCCAGATGATGCAACAAGCAACAGTTAATGTATGGCTTGATGTATGGAGCGAAACATTCCAGCACGTATTTGCTATGATGCTTCAGTTTATGGACCCTGAAGAAATTAAGAGCATTACTAATTACGACCTTCCTCAAAACATATCCAGTATTTCCAATATGTATGATTTCTCGCTGCGTTTTGATGTAAGAGAACTTGATACGGATTTTGTGATGGAAAAACTTAAAGCAGTTATGCAGTTTGTATTGCCAATGGATACTGGTGGCGTAATTGATAAAAATAAATTAGTAAAAGCGGCTGTTGAAGCAATTGACCCAGATAAGGCTAAAGAATTGCTAGTTGAAACTGGAAGTGAATCTCAATTGCTTTATCGTAACGTTCAAAGTGATATTGGTCTTATGATGCTTGGCAATGAAGCCAACTATGTTGAAAATGACCCTACTGCTCAATCTAAGTTGCAATTCATGCAAGATATTATCAGCAAGAATCCTAAAGCACAGCAACAAATGCAACAAGACCAGCACTTTAGAGCATTGCTAGATAATTATGTTAAGAATCTTCAAATGTCTGTAATGCAACAGCAGAACAAACAGATTGGTAGAACTGGGGTTACGCCTATTGGTCAGCAAATCGCACAGAACGTAAGGGGTGCTATTCAACAGGCTGATAAGACGCAACAATCTCAGCAACAATAACTTATGGAACAATTAGACCAAACAGTAGTTCACGGATTGGGGTTTCACGCTCCTAATGAATTATGGCAAGCCGTTCATATTTTATTGGACGCTTCTATTGAAATTGAGGTTTCTTATGCGTTAAGCAAGGAAAGCCGTGGCGAAGATAGAGCCTATCACGCTGGTAGGGCTGAAGCATTAAGGTCTTTTAAAATGGTGCTATTACAAACCAGAGATATCGTGCTAATGGACATTGGCAGACCCCCAGAAAGCAGTAAATCGTGAAGAAATGGTAATTTTAAGCACTAGGTATTGCTAATTGTAATAAAGTAGTATCTAAGTGCTAATAGTTCTGGGACTATCAAAAACCCTGTTAAAAGGACTTTAGACCTAATCTAATGAATACAAATGAATCAGCCGACCTTGGAACGGCACAAAACAACCCCACGCAAACACAGAAGGATACTGTACCTTTTGAAGCAAAAAACTTTGTTGATTTAGTCAGCAAGGTTCTCACAGACAGTAGTGAGAGAAGTGAGTCCCCCGACTCAGAAGAAAAAGATGGGGATGCTGTTCAAGCGACAGCAGAAAAAGAAAGTCCAGTTGATGAAACTGAACCAGAAACAGAAATCGGTAAGGAAGAAGAATCAGACTCCGAGGAAACCGAAGAAACCAAGTCTGATGACGAAGAAACCGACCGAGGACTACCAAAGGGTGTAAAGAAACGCATTGACAAACTCTCTGCAAAACGGAGAGAAGCGGAGGCAGAAGTTGAACGGCTTAAAGGTGAAATGGAGCGACTTACGCAAGAGGCTAACAAGCCAGCGAGGACTCCTATTGCTAATAATCCTTACAGCAATCTGAATAGTGCTGACGAAGTTAATCGTGAGATTGAACAAGCCAAGCAAATCCGCAGATGGTGTGAATTAAACCCTGATGGTGCGGTAGTTAGAGATAGTAAGGGAAATGAAACAGAATATTCTGCTGAGGATGTACGAAGCATCAAGATTAAAGCACTTGACGCATTAGAGGAACACCTTCCAAAGCGACTTAATTATTTACAAAACTTTAACCAGTTTGAAAATATTGTAGGAAAAGAATATCCTTGGTGGAAAGATAAGACTTCTACTGAAAGAAGAATCGCAGATGCTTTCCTTCAACAGTTCCCAGAAATTACTAAATTTCCTGACTACAAAATGGTATTAGGTGACTACATTCGTGGCGTAAAATCCAGAGAAATGGCAAGCAAGAAACAACCTGCCTCTTCTAAAGAAGTACCACCACAACCTAAAAGAACTACTACGCCAGCCTATGTTCCACCCAAGGAAGCAAAGGCTCAAGCCTCTAGAAACAAGTTCGCCGCAACTGGAGATGTAACTCACTTGTCTGATATTATCGCTAACCGATTCTTGTAATCTCCTACTAACATGGCAAATTTAACAGAACCCTCTTTTACGAGCGGTAAGCGAGAAGAACTCGCTGACCTTATCGCTCTCGTTGATGCTAAGGACACCCCAATTACCTCTATGGCTAAGAAGGGTAGCAAACCCGGCAATACTCTTTTCAGATGGCAAGCCGACTCCCTGCCCGCCGCTCGTACTACTGGTACGATTGATGGTGCTGACGTTACAACGTATGAAAACTACGTTAAGGACGGCTCTAACACCTATCGTGCTGAACTGTCGAACTACATTCAAGTTTTCCGTAGAGCAGTTCGTGTTTCGCCCCTCACTCAAGACATCGCTGTTGTGGCTGGTGTGCGTGATGAGTTGGCTAACAACGTTGCTAAAGGTATCCAAGTCCTAAAGCGTGACATGGAAGCCACAGTATCGTCTTACAATGGTGCTGTGCTTGATAATGGCTCGGTAGCATACCAGACACGTGGCTTGTTCAAGTGGACGCTCGCCTCTGGTGACTCCAACCAAGACGCAGTTCTTCCTATCAATGCCAAGTTCCAAACTCCTGCATCGAATCGTTCGACTGTTGGTACGGCTAACTTGACTGAAACGGAAGTTCAGAATGTCCTTACTGGTATTTATACCCAAACTGGTCAATTCCGTGATTTCGACCTCGTTTGCGGTTCTGCCTTAAAGAGAGCGTTTACGAACCTCGTGTTCACTACGCCTTCGTCTGGTAGCACAAATACCCAAACTGCTATTCGTACGCTAAATCGTGAATCTGACCTTAGCCAATACATCTCGTCCGTGGACGTGTTTGAAGGCGATTTCGGTAAGATTCGCTTGCACCCCTCGCACTTCCTTAACGTTGATAGCAATGGCGTTGGCGATACCCATAAGGGTCTTGTCATTCCCTTTGACCTTCTCGAAATCCGTTATGGTGGTGACGTTGCTGGCGTAACTGCTCTGCCTAACTATGGCGGTGGTGAAGCAAGAATGATTCAGGCTGTGGCTGGGTTGTGCGTTTACAATCCTCTCGCTTACGGCGTGTTCGATTACGCTTCGTAATTCATAGTGTCAGACCTATTTCAAAGTCTGGCTGATGCAATCCCCTCCGACATTCGCAAGAGTGTCGAGAGGGAACTCATCAATGGTTTTAATAAAGAGCGTATTGCCGCCACTATTAAGGCAAAGCAGAACGCTATTTTTGAAAAAAATAATCCGCACACGTCATCCAAATTTGGGAGAAAGATTGCGTCAATTCCTCCTGAAGCGTATTATTACTGGAGTACTAGATTAGGTCCAGATTGTTGGAAAGATGACCAGTTCCTTAAAGAGTTCATGCGTGACAACCCAGAAGTGGTTGCAAACAACTACCAAAAACGGACTCGTATTAATGGTTCTGTATTTGATGCTAATGGTAGAATCGTACAATGAGAACACAAGATTTCAGTCAAATCATCCTAGATGCCATTCAATATTCTGGCAACGATAGGAACAATATTACGCCTGAAACCTTTGCTCAATTCAGAGATTTTGCTCATGCACGTCTGCGTGAAGCATGGGAAACTGTGCTGTGGACTGACATTTGCAGAATCGCCCCCTTTACTGCTACTTTAGATTCTAATTCGGTTAATACGTTTACTCCAGACCCTAATGCGGCTGAGATTGTTGGCGTATGGAATAATAACCCACAGAATACTACAAGAGCCAAAAACCTAGATTACCAGTTATACGACAATGGTACTGGTATTGGAGTTATTCTTTCTAACATTGTTACAACAGGGTACTATATGTATCGCCTTAAATGTCCAAACTTGGTAGGTGATGCTTATGACCCAACGCTAGTATATTTTCAGGACGCTCAATGCTATTTTGATAGCGGTTCTGGTACTGGTGCTTTAATGCCTGTGGCTGGTAAGCCATATAAGGCTAACTTATACAACTGCGTGGTAAATAGCACCACAGTAGGTCAAAATCCTAACAATAGCCCATCTAATTGGCAGATTGTTCAGATTCCCTACGTATTCGCACCTTTCATGTCTTGGGGTGCGGCAGCGGCTTGGTGTGCGTCAGAAGGTTTACTAGAAAACGCACAACTGTTTGAAGCCAAAGCAAAAGAACTGCTTGAGCAAGAGTACGACAAGTTACTCCGTCAGCAAGGTCAGTTCGGCAAGATTTTCATGGATTTTACATACTAAAATGTCTAGAGTACACATCTCATCTCCGTTTATTCGCTCGTTTTCGCAGAGCGATACCACAGTTGGCACGTCTTTTGTTGAGGTGCTTACTGCTATGCCTCCAGAGGGTAAGTGCATTACCACTATCATCCAAAACAAATCTTCGACTGCTACGATTGAAGTTATCTTTGGTGACACAGGTACTGTAAATAACCCTACCAATGGTGTTATTCTTCAACCACTTACAATCTTTTCTTTAGATAATTACAATGGTCCTGTTCGTGTTCAAGCATCTGCAACTGGAACTGTTGTCCATGCCGCTAGAGGGACTGTTTAATGAAACACTTTAGAGTATTCCTAAACACCCCTTATAACACATGGCTTTCAAAGTCGGTCCGAATTTACCTTCAACAGTAATCCAAGCAGGAAACCAGATTTCGGTTAATGCTCTTTCTGCATTAGCCGCTGGTGATACTCCTAGTTCTACTAATCCATTTGTAACTGTATCGTACTTCAATTCGCATGGTGGCGGTGGAGGAGGTGGCGGTGCAAGTTGGGGTTCTATTTCTGGTACAATCACAAACCAAACGGATTTAATTAATAAATTCAATACATACCTGCTGTCCAGTACAGCCGCTGGTCTATATTATAGTAAATCAGATTCAGATAATAGATATTTACAACTAACAGGTGGAAGTGTGTATGGTCAAATTGTTGTTAATGACGAAGGTTCTAATTATCTTTATTTACAACCAACTGGAATTCAGTTCCCAGATAGTACAATTCAAACAACAGCCGCTACTGTATTTAATGGAGGTACTATTAACAATACAATTTATGTTACGGATGGAACTAATACTTTTACTATTGGTGCAGGAGGTATTCAGTTTGCTAATGGAACATCTCAAGCAACTGCGGCTTATGTATTGGGTTCTGGTAATTTAGACCTAGATGGTTATTCTATTACTGATGGCAATTTTGATGCACCTGCTGGACAAGTTACGGCTCAAAACGTAAGTATGACAGATGGAGGTGTATTAACGTTTGGAGATGGCTCAGTTCAGACCACGGCGGCTACTGGCGGTTCTTCTGGATTAGATGCTTTTGGTGCATTTTACGCAGGTATTTGTTCCACCCTTTATGGTTTGCTTCAAACTTGGAACTATTATTATAGTCCAATGCAGTTTGTTCTTCAGAGTAGCGGAAGCGGACAACCATTTTCTGGACCAAGTTTTGCTTTAACAAGTGGAAATATTGGAATTACATCTGATGGTGTAAATTTTTATCCTATTGACCAATATCAAAGTTATGGAAGCAACAATTACATTGCTTCTTCTACTTATTCTGGAAGTCCTTATGGAGTTTATCTTGCATTTAAAGATGGCTCTGGAACTTGGCATCAATGTCCAATTAATTTTGCTTAATATAATTTATG